AAGAACGGAACGCGTATTTCAACAAACTGGGGCGACCCGAAAGCGCCACGCAGTACTCTGTGAAGCTACCAGAGGGTATCACTGATGATACCCGTTTAACCATGATGCGTAACAAGGCTCACGAACTTGGTATTTCCGATGCCCAATTTACTGGTCTTGCTGAAGCTGACGCGGTGTACCTCTCGGCTGCCCAACAGGGGCTAACCGACAAAGCCGCCGTCTCAGCCGTCGATGCAGAAGCCCAGTTGCGGACAGAGTGGGGTGCTGCCTTTGATCTGAAGGTGGCCGGTATCGATGTGGCCGCGCACAAGTTAGGGCTGTCTGAAGGACACCTGAACGGTTTGCGTGAAGCGATGGGTCCGGTCGAGGCCATGAAATTCGTAGATGGTTTGAACACCAAGATGGGCGACCACAACTTTGATGAGGGGGAGAAGATTATCCCCGGTCACAAGACGCCTGAACAGGCCAAGGAAGAACTTGACCAGTTGACCATGAACAAGGAGTTTATGGACGCTTGGATGGATGGGGCGCACCCCGGTCATAAGACGGCGGTTGAGAAAAAAGCCAGCCTCGCCCGTCTGGTATCTGGTGTGGTCTGATGAAACAAGTTCGCTTAGAAGCCCTCAAGCTGGCAAGCCAGCTTGAGGGTGTGACCTTTGATGATATATTGGTTGTCTCTGAAGTCTTGGCGCAGTATGTCGAAAAAGGTCCGAAGGTTGTTGAGTTGACTATGCCGCCCCGACAAACTCGAAAGAGACGTAAGAATGTGGAGCCTCCACCCTCTTGCGCTTAAACATCATATGTGCCAATAATGAAATTAGAGCGCACCATACGGTGTAGAACAGGCAACGTCGATAACCCAATCGGGCCGGCAAAAAAGCCTCAGTATTGGCCCCGCTTCAGCGGATAAGCCTTCAGCTTTTGTTTCACTGACAGAAGGAAGGCATTTCCAATGTCAAACGAAATCCTAGACTGGTCAGTTATTGACTATAAATCGACTGTTGAGCATCTGCTCCAACAGCGCGGGTCTAAGTTTCGTGGCGCGGTGATGGAAGAGAGTTACCACGGTAAAAGTGGTGCGGCTGTCAACCAGTTGGGTGCGGTTACGGCGCAAGCCAAAACCACACGCCACGCCGATACCCCGCTCATCGAAACCCCCCAAGATAAGCGTTGGGTTTATCCCACCGATTATGAATGGGCAGACCTAATTGACGATCAAGACAAGCTACGCATAATCGCTGATCCCACTTCACCCTATGCAATTAACGGGGCGATGGCTTTGGGAAGGGCGATGGACGATTTGATCGTTACGGCGGCAACAGGCACCAGTAAAACGGGCGAGGACGGAACTACGTCAACGTCGTTCCCGTCTGCTCAGACTGCCGGTACGACATCTGGTGGTCTAACGGTTGCCAAGTTACGAGAAGCCATGCAGTTACTCATTGCGGCTGAAGTCGATGTGGACAATGAACCACTTTTTTGTGCTATCGGCGCTCAACAGCATGATGATCTGCTTGGCGAAACCCAGGCTGTATCGCTCGACTACACGAACAAACCTGTTCTTGTTGACGGGCGTATCAAGGCTTTCATGGGTTTCAACTTCATCGATAGCCAGCGTTTGGCTATTTCTGGCACAGATCGCACCGTCATCACTTGGGCGAAATCTGGCCTTCACCTTGGAATCTGGAACGACATCAATGTCCAGATTTCTGACCGCGCCGACAAATCTTATTCAACACAGGTTTACGTCAAAGGAACCTTTGGGGCTACCCGTGTTGAAGAGAAGAAAGTCGTCGCTATCACTTGTTCAGAGGCTTAAAAATGGCTACTACATATAGCGTCCAAAAAACCAAGTGGGATCAGAACACTCCAACGGAGAAGATCAAAACCAGTGAAAGTGCTGGGCGAGTTCGTATCGCTTATGCTTTGTATGAAGCGTCCTCGGTTGCGGTTGGCACCATTGAGATGTTCAACCTTCCGAATGCTGCGCGTATCCTTTCGGGTGCGTTGGTACATGACGCCCTTGGCAGCTCCACCACAGCTTCTGTAGGCCACGCGGCTTATAAAAACGCTGCTGGTACGGTCGTTGCTTTAGACGTTGATGAGTACAAAGCTGCGGCTGCGTCAACCTCAATTACTACGGTTGATATTGCCGCTACTTCGGCTCTCGGTCGCAACAGTGTTGTCGATGCAGACGAAGATGGTATTCCCATCACGGTTGTGACGGCTGGTGCCGCCGCTACTGGCACGATTGAGTTGACGATGTTGTACGTTGTTGACTAAACCCCTCTGAAGAAGGGGTTGTAGCACCACCAATTGCTCAACCCCTTCTTCTTTTTTTGAGGAGAAGAAAATGGCTAATACTCAAGTTGACATTGTCGTTGTGGATATCGACGAAAAAGATATCGCCTCAACAGCGGCGGGATCAGTTACGAATGATGTGCGGGTTGTTTTTGAAGAAGGCGTTGACCGTCACGCGGCGGTTGTTGCTTTGCGTATGATCGCGCAGAAGGTCGAGGCTGGCGGGATTACATTAAGTTAGGAGCGGTAGATGACTGATGCGGTAAGCATCTGCAACCTCGCTCTGCAACGGGTTGGCGCTAAGTCTATATCATCCTTGTCTGAGGATACCACAGCGGGACGGGCTTGCAATCGTGTCTACGGACAAGCCCGTGATAGCGAACTCCGCTCCCATTCGTGGGCGTTTGCGCGTGAGCGGGTCAAGGTTGCAGCCGATAGTACAGACCCCACGTTTGGCGCGGCAAAGCGATATGCTTTACCGTCTGATAGTTTGAGGATACTCCCGACGAATGGGGTAGACGGTACGGACACCCAGGATGATTTTGAGATATTTGGTAAGTTTATTCATACCGATCACAGCACACCCATTAACCTGAATTATATCAAACGTATCACCGATGAGAATACGTTTGACGTTTTGTTCGTGGAACTCCTGATTGCCCGTATTGCTATGGACGTTTCAGAAAAGGTGACGCAATCAAACAAGAAAAAGGAAGAAGCCCGATTTCATTACAAAGAAGTTCAAAAAGAGGCACGGCGGATTAACGCGTTTGAACGCTCACCGCAAAAACCGCCCGTGGATACCTGGATAAATGCGAGGCTTTAAATGGCAAAAGTCTCATCAATTCAAAACAATTTCAACGGCGGGGAAATTTCGTCGCTCCTGTATGGGCGTCCCGATGTAGACCGATACAAGACCGGTCTGAAGACCTGTTTAAACTTCATCCCGCTTGTCCAAGGTCCGGTCGAACGGCGTCCCGGTACGGTCTTTATCAAGGAAGTTAAAACAAGTTCTCTATCCACTAGGATTGTCCGGTTTGAGTTTTCGACCACCCAAGCATATATTCTTGAATTTGGGCATCTCTACATTCGGTTTTATAAAGATAACGGGGTTATTCGTTCATCCACATCCACCATTTCAGCCGCGACAAAAGCCAATCCTTGTGTTGTAACAGATACGGGTCACGGCTATTCAAATGGCGAGGAGATTTTTATAACTGCGGTTGTCGGGATGACGGAGTTGAACAACAAATATTATCTTGTTGCTAATAAGACCACCAACACCTACGAATTGACGAACATCGACGGGACCAACATCAATAGTTCTTCTTTTACCACTTATTCGTCAGCCGGTACGTCCGCGCAAACGATTGAGTTAACCACCACTTACACCACGGCGTCCCTGTTTCAGCTAAAATTCGCACAGAGCGCAGATGTCCTTTATGTGACGCACCCTGACTTTGAACCGCGTAAGATTTCGCGCTCTGCCGATACCGTCTGGACGATCACCGACATCACCTTCTCCGATGGGCCATATTTAAGGACGAACGTCGAGACAACCACGTTGGGTCTATCTGGTACCACCGGGTCTGTTACAGTGACCGCGTCAGCAGTTACAGGCATCAATGGTGGGGATGGTTTTCTGGCCTCAGATATTGGACGGCTTATCCGTTGGCAAGACGCGGCTTCAAATTGGACATTTTTGACAATTACAGCCCGCGCCGACACCACCCATGTCACTGCTACCATAGACGGACCTGACGCTTCTGCTACCACCGCTACGGTAAACTGGCGGCTGGGGGCGTGGTCAGACACTACAAGCTACCCTGGTGCGGTTACGTTCCATCAGAACAGGCTTTGTTTTTCGGGGGGAAACAGTGAACCCCAACGGATCGATTTGAGTCGTACAGGTGACTTCGAGAATTTTGCGCCGACAGAACCAGAC